CCCCAAAATCAATTGAATAGTTTCTTAGTTCTTTTTTCTTTGTTTGTTTGTTCATTACCCAATCTACTACTGGCAGATTGATTGGGCATACTCTAACACATACTTCACATGCAATGCATTTATCAAATTCATAATGTATGCGACCACGATACCTTTCAGATGGTATGAGTTTTTCGTAGGGATACTGAACAGTTACAGGTCTGCGACCCATGTGGTCAAGGGTAACAGATAATCCTTGTAGCATATATTTAGCAGAATCTTTTATCTCTGCCAGATATTTAAGTATTCCCTTGATCATCCTCATCCATTAGAACAGTGTGGGCAGTGCCATAACCATCATAGTCATCACTATCATAATACCCTCCTTTCGTCCCAAAGTAAAGTGTAAATGTTACAAAGGGAATTGATAAAAGTAACAAAATTGTTTCTAACATCAGGTGTAAAATGTTTGATTAAGAATTAAAGTTTGCTGTGGAGGTTTAGTTGGTTTAGTAACAAGACATTTTTCATCCATTTGTGTCTGAAACTCATCTGTTATCGTAGCAAAAAACTGTGGCATAGATTTAAAATCACCTTTATATCGTAATTCTAAATCTAAAATTGGTACTCCAGACCTAGAAAGTTTATAGAATACCTTTGCAGCATTTGCTTTTAATTTTTTTTCTTTATCCAACTCGATTTTATATGGTTTTTTATTACCTGCCAAGTTTGCAAGACCACATAATACAGTATGTAGGGGAATGAACTTTGCAGGTTTCAAAACTAATGTATCTTTAGTAGGATCTGTTCTATGTGGACTATAAGTTGCAAACCCAGTGACCAAAGCAAACTCAAAATTAAAATCTGCTATGTTTTTTGCCTCTAGTTTACTACCTAATCTAACTTTGAGAACCATATCAATCAACTTATTAGCAAAATATTCAGCATTATCATTGATAATATCTGTAAAATTAGTAAATAAATCGTTATCAAGTGTTGCTAGATCTTTGTTAATAAAATCTTTTAAACCTAATCTTCCTTTTGGTTTATCATAGACTGTCATCTGTTCTACTGTACCAGGCACATCAGTTAACTCAATAGGATCATCTTTTTCGTTGAAACCTTTTAAGTTAATCAGGGCAACTTTGTCTTTACCATTTGGTTTTAGTAGTTTGTAGTTCCATATCTCTTCATTTTTTAACTGTTCTAGACCTCTTACATTTATTATACCCTCTTTTTGTGCCTTTCTTACCATATCTGCAAAGTAATTTTGCCTTACTTTGTTTAAATCTTCTAATGCTTTTCTATTTTTTTGATCTGTTCCCTCTAAAAAAGTGCTGAATGCTTTGTTTATAATAGTAGGATCAGGAGAATTTGGTTTTGGTTTTTTCTTTAATGAAATACCAAAGAATTTTTTCTGACCAACCTGTACAACCAAATCAGATGAGTTATAATCAAAATTTTCTCCCTTTTCTTTCAATCTAAACTTTGATACCTCCTGTGGCCATGTAGCACCTGTCATATAAACAGCAGTTACAGTATCTACTTTAGTATCCATCTTGTCTAAGAACTTTTTAACACCCTTAGCACCCGAAAATCCTGCTACTATATTAGCAACTAAGTCAGTTCTTTTCTTCTTATCTTTTACTTTTCCTGCATCTTGAATCATTTTTGTGAATTTAGGATCAAGTGCCTTAATTTTTTTAGATAAAGCAAGTCCCTCTACAGCAGACCACTGCAATAGTGCCTCACCTGAGACATCTTTGCAAAGTGCATCTATTAATGAATTTTTTATAAGTAATCCAAGAGCACAAAAGACCTCAGAAGGTTCTAATGAGGTCTTTTTTGTGGTGCTTGTATCTGCCATACACTTATTTAGAGATCATCTATGCGTCTATTCTCTGAAAAGTAAGCATTGAAGTGTCCTTCTGGATATCTTTTGGCAAGTTTTGATATATTTCTACCAATAACTTCATCAAGAGATAAGTCTAAAGCAATAGTTGCTTGAGCAACATACCATAAAACATCACCCAATTCAATTAACAAATGTTCTTTCTCTGCAGGAGTAAATTCTTTTCCTTGGAATGCAATTTTCTTGACAATCTCAAGGAACTCACCACCTTCAGCGTTGATACCTATGGCAGCAGTCAAAAGTCTTTCAATTTTACATCCTTTTGATTCTAAATCCTTGATGCGATTTATAAATGCACCCGTATTTTTAGATTCATTACTGGTTACTGCATCTGTAAACTGTAAATACTCTGTCCATTTTGGATTTGGAACTGTCTGTGTTGTTTTATCTGGAGTAACAACTACATTTGCATCTCCTACACCAAGTTGTGCACCTGTTGGATCATCAGGATTATCAGACCAACCTTCTGTACCAGAATCGCCAGGTTCTAGATCCCAAAACTCTTTTAATTTTTTGGGTCTGTTTAGTTTTGGTGTTGGTTTTTGTGGTGTTGTGAAATCGTTATTAGAAATAGCGTCTGAATAAGTAGGCATAATGTTATACTGGTACGATAGTTTTTTGTGGATGATAGTCGTGTATCTTATCTAAATGGAAAAACTCCCAAGCATATGATATGTTATCAATGTCTTTTTGATGGAAGTCTAAGTTAGATGGCGATGTATTTAGAAATGAACTAATGGTCACTCTATCACTATCATCAAACCAAGAGTCTTTCATAATAGGGTTATGAAAAAAATGACTTGGATATACTACGATGGTATTATAGCACATAGTTATAATATCTTCAAGCACCCAAGGACCGTAATCTTCTATCTGAAACCATGATGCGTTATCAGTTAGTGCATTAGATCCCATTTTAAAATAAAAATCTCTAAAAACTGCTTTATCATTATGACTAAAATCTAAAGTTGATTTCAATTGATTGAATGACCAGAACCCAGTTTGTACAGGATGTTCTGATTTTGTTATATTAATATTTGCTGCTATATGAACATCATGAATAAGTGGTACATTGTTATCAATATCTACATGAGGAAAGGCAGATTGTATTTGAGTCAATTTCATATTAGTATTGAAACAATTACCAAAGGTACAATCAGTAATAAAATCAGTCAGACCAAACAAAGGTGCTAAGGATTTTTTTATTGGTGTAGTAAACCACTCAAGAACTTCTGATTGTATATGAAAACTTTTACCTGGTCTAATATTGTTTGTAGAAAAATTATCATACCAGTATCCATTATCAAAAAAATCTTTAATGCTATCAGGAAATTTCCAATAATCTTGTGCAACCAATACAGGAATGTCTTGTTTACTTCCTAGTAATTTAAACTCCCATTTTAAATTGTTGACGACTGAGATTTCCTGCCAAGTATCAGTAACTGTTTTTACCATAATTAAAATTGTAATTTAGCAAATTTATTTTTCATTTGTTTTGCATCTTCTTTTATAGTTTCTTGTTCTTGTCCATTATCTATTAGTTCTCCACCTATGTTTTGTTCGCAGTCAAACAATCTCATCTTTGCCCTATCAATTCCTAGAACAAATCTTTTGTTAATAGTAGGATCATTATATCTATTCTTCAATTGTTTAACCATTATCTGATTCAATCCCTCTAATTCGTCAGTGCTGATAAGAGCGAACATGAGATCAGCAGTGGCAGGTAGACCAAAGGATTCTGAAGTATCAGTAAGGTCGATATCACTATTACCATAACCAGACCTAGTAGTTTGAGTAGCGGAAACAATCGGGACATTGTATTCAACTGCAAGTCCACGAAGGTCTTCTGCGATTGCTTTGATGTATGAATAGGAGTTAACATTTCCTAGTTTAGAGTAGCGACTTGACGCACATATATTTAAGTAATCTATGAATATAATGTCAGGTTTAAAAGATTTTTTAAGTGTTAACTCATTTAATAAAGTTTTAAAATGTCCTGTATGTGCTGATGCAGTAGGATATTCTTTTATAATCAATTGACCTTGTGTTTTCTCTGCTAGTTTTGTCACCTTGTTTTCAAAGATAACACGAGGTAAATCAGTAAGATCTCTTATGTTTACATCTAATAAATTTGCATCAATACGCTCTGCTATTTTTTCCTCTGCCATTTCCAGAGTGATGTATAAAACATTTTTTCCTTGGAGGAGGACAGAAGAGGCAAAGTGACACATAAACAAAGACTTTCCTACACCTGTACCTGCTAGAGCAATGTTAAGAGTTTTATTAGGAACTCCACCTTTTGTAATCTTATCAAAGAACTCTAGATCAAAAGGAATCTTTTCTTCTTTCTTATGATATGATTCGTATCTTGCTTCATAATCTTCAAGGTAATCATGTCCTACATGGTTATCAAAAGATACTGCTAAAGCATCTGATAATATATGTGGTATCTCACCTCTTCCTTTATTGGCATCTTGTCCATCTGCTATTTTTATAGAGGACATCAATGCTAAGTATATTGCTCTATCACGACACCATTTTTCTGTTGCATCTACTAACCAATTAGTGTCAGATGATTTAGATAATGTTTGATTTATATCTTTTATATCTTTATATTCTTGTTCTGTAATGTCTTCTCTATTCTGTATCTCTATATCTAATATCTCTTGTGTTGGACACTTATTATACTTTGCGATAAAATCTATTATCTCTTGACACAAAATCATTTCTGATCTTAGTTCAAAATAATCTAATTTTATAAAAGGAATTACTTTCCTAGCATACTCATCATTATGAATGAGGTTGCTTAGTATAGTAAGTTCAAGTTTTTCCATAGTTTAAGACAAAAGATATACTGACTCTCTTCATGTTTTCTTTGAAGGGTGTAACAGTATGAATAATATAAGATGGGAATAGGATTAATAATCCTGCAATAGGATATGTAAAGTAGGTATCGAATGTGTAAGGACTTGGTTTATCTCTATCTTTGATGAGTTTAGTCTTCTTACTATAGGAAGGATCATAGAGAACAATAGATCCTCCAGTTTGACCATCCCAAACACCAGGCATTAATGAAACATTCTTAGTATAATTGAAAACTAGTTTTTTGTCTACAATCATACCACATGGATAGTAAACACCTGTTAATGCTGCAGTGCCATGATGATGACTTAGATTAAAATCTCCTGCTTGATTTACATTTGCCCACAAGTTGCTACATTGTAGACCACCTTTGTACCCATGCATCTTGCAATAGGTATCGGATTGCTCTTCTATTATAACACTTAATTTCTTAAAACTATCATAATATTTTTCTTGATCATCAGCACTATGCCAACCTCCCATATTACTGCGAACCTGACCTTGCTGATCTTTGTCTAACTCATTCTGAATATCATCTATCAAAGCTTTGTTTAGATCATGATTCTCTTTCTCAAAATTGTATAACCCTATTGGTATAGGAAATACAGGAAGAGATTTAAGATCCATAACTAAACAATTTTTTAGATGCTTCGTCTAGTTTATTCATTACATCTTCAGTAAAATATTTCTCAGGATTTTTATATATTTCTTTAGCATATACTTTTTTACCATTCATCTCATATCTACCTGCTACATTTTTCCACATACCTGCCTCTTCGCCAAGATCTAAAAGACCGTAGTATCTATCAAGACCACGATCATCATAGAACAGACGAACTGTAACATCTTTATTCTCTTTGCTTAGACGAGATTTGTGTGTCTTAGCTTTGATAAGATTTCCGATGACATCTTTACCGTCTTTCTCTTTTTTCTTCGAGAGGTAAATAATGGTAGAAGCAGCGTACTTAAGGCCACTACCGCCACCCATTTCTTTTGTAGGGACATAAGCTCCAATAACATCATAAGTGTGGTTTGTAACGATCATAGGTATGTTTGCCTGTCCAAGCTTCAATGTCAACATTCTAAAAGCACCTTTAACAAGTTGTGATTTAGTCATGTCACGAACTTGCTTATCGTTTAGTGCATCGTCAATTTCCTTTTCGGTGGACAGCATACCAAGAGAGTCTAACACAAACATACATGGTTTGCGATCTTCTGTCTTGGACTTAAGATATATATCTACTGCTTTAAGTGCCTTTGATCTAAACTGCTCAATTGTTACAACATTGATAACAACTAAACGACTTGTATCTACCCCACGATCTTCGAGTAGAGACTTTGTGATACTGGATTCGGTATCAAAATATAAACAATAAGCGTTAGGATCGTTATCCAGAAAATTTTTAACAATAGCGAGAGAGAAAAAAGTTTTTCCAGTGCTAGACTCCCCAGCCACAGCAGTAATCTTGTTGCTAGATACACCACCAAATATACTCCCTGATACAAGTCCATTAAAAATGTACGAAC